GCTAATCTTTGCGGAAGTCTTCAAAACGTCTGTACCAACCTTCTGAACGGGTACACCGTCAAATGTGATGACGGAGCGTCCTGCCACGTTTTCAAAGTTCAAAGAGGCTGTCACTTTGTTGTTGATCTGGCGGCGCAGATAGCTGTGGATTGTGTCGTTTGCGAAGAACACTGTCTTGCCAGGATTGGCCACGTCCAACTTCTCAAGGGCCTGGGTCATGAGGTCAATCAGGTCATCACCTGTCTTGCCGTCCTTAACCAGAGAGGAGGCGTCAATGTTGGCAATGCGGACAATGTTGAGCGGATTGAAACAGGCCACGCCAATATCAAAGCCCATATCCGTGACATAAGCGTAATGATGTTTGCCGTTTCCGTCGTCAATGCGTTCCTTCTGCGGACGTGCATTGATCCAGACACCACCCTGTGCGCCATATTCGGGATAGAACGTGAACAGGTTTTCGGTGTCGCAGGAAAGCAGCCAGATGTCATAGTTGCCAGTGGCCTTGGAGGAACTTCCCTTAATAATGCGGTCATAGAATTCATTGTCTGCACCATTGACAATGTTATACAGGCCGAGGGATGTGCCGTCACCAGAACCATAGAACACGGATTTTGCGGCCTGTCGTGCAAGACCACGCATAACTGCGGCGTCCTTACGCAGGCGGAATGTGTCTCTGTCTTCAGGTTTACGAGAATCGAGAAGATCGGCGTCAACTTCGGAAGAGGTGCGGACACGGAAAGAATCGTATCTGACTGCACGGCCTTTAGCCTGGGAAGTGCCCCATCCTTCGTTGTAGCCAACAATTTCACCTTCAGGGTATTCGGTGATGATCGTACCCTTGCAGGCTGTGCCGTCATTAGCGGGAATGAGAGTGAGCTGATCGAAGAAACCCGAATAATCACGGATGGTCTGGATCAGAACTTTTTTCTGAAGATCGCTGTCCTGGGTCAGGTTAGCAATGTCAGCAAGCGTTGTGGCACCAGTATTGATAATTGCCATGATTTACTCCTTTGCTTTGTAGAAATCTGTTGCCGTTAATACTTGTTTCACGGCGTTACTCTTTGCGGCGGGTGAGCGGTCTTCTCCGATAACCGAACCAAAATGCTTGAGGATCTTGATAAGGCCTGGATGATTGCCAGCGATAGCCGCCAGTTCCGCAACGTCTTCATCAACAAACTTTCCGTCAGCACCTCGGAAATCCCTGAGGGCCTTCTGCGCTGTGGCAATACTCGACTTGAGGTGATCGCCTCCTATCTCGGGATCAGCCTTAACTTTTTCTTGCCAGGCTTTATTTGTCTGCGCGATTTGGTCTGCTTGTTTCTGAGCCAGAATCGGCGTTACCTTATCGATAACTGCCTGGGCCTTGTCTTGCGGAAGATTCAGCTCCTTTGCTACTTCTGAGAATCCTTTGACCACATCAGCGTCAAGGGAAACGCCTTGAGGCGCCTTGAAGTCTTCGTACTTCTCGGGAGCGCCTGCCTCTTTCTCAGTCTCCTGCTTCTCTTCGGTTTCCTTCGCCTCTTCCGTCATGTCGGAATTGAGCAGGGAGGATTCCTCGATATGTTCGGGAGTTTCTGACTGTTGGGCCTGAGCTGTTTGCTCAACAGGGGCGGGAGTAGATCCGGCCTCGCTTTCAATTTTTTCGGCTGTTTCTACAGTTTCATTCATTCTGTTCTCTCAATTCCTGAATAAATTCAGGCTTGTGTTTAATGACGTACTCGAAAATGGTTTGCGCAAACTCGCGCTTACCTTCCTTCCGAGCCATGTTGAGAGCGTTTGTATCGAATGCCGAGCCGAAAAAGCCGCTCTCAGCAAACAATCGCCTGAATACGGTCTTTCCTGCCCGCGTCTCCAAAACCTCCTTGAGAGCTTCTCGGAATTCGTATTCCTCTCTGGCCAACTCCGCTTGCTTAGCCTCAGCCTCAGCAGTCGAAGTTGCGAACGGATCTCTTACTGTCTTGCTCATTCTCTAACGTCCTAATTTCTTGATGCGCACACCCTTAGGCCATCCCCTCGGCCGCCATGTCCTGCATACCCTGGACGGCCTGGCCAGCCATTGTTTCTGGACCCGCAGGCACCTTTCCGAGCTTGGATAACATGTCAGCGCTCTGGGTCATTTGCTGTTGCTGTTGAGCCTGTTGCTGTTGCTGTGCCCTCTGCTGTCTGATGGCTGCCACCTCGTCCGAAGAACGAAGAATTTCAGGAGAAACACCGCGCTTGTCGGAAACAATCTGGGCGTACTTGTCCAGATCGAAGTTATCCAAGAAGTCGGGCTGAACCTGTGCAATTTGGAGCGCCTCCTGAATCGCCAGTTGATCGGTACGGGATTGAATCTCTTTCTGAGAGCGACTGAGGATTGATGTGTACTCGATATTCAGATCCGTGCCCTGGATCGCCTCGGGAGCTGGCGGGATTAGGCCTTGTTCATTGAGAATGTCGAACGTCCTATCAATGAGCGGCTTGAGCACCTCGTTGTTGAATCGAGAGAGAACAGGGCCGAGCATAAGAAGTTTTTCCTCGTGCAACTCTGCCACGGCAGTGGCCGTCATCTGGTTGATAGCGCTCTGATTGTTGAGCATGAGGAACATATCAACATTAAAAGCCGCTTTGATTCTCTGCTGCACCTCGCCAATATCCTGGCGCAACTCGCCCAGATTGATGTTCACATTCCACAACTGCTCTACAGGTTTGCGGCCTGTGGCACCGTTCACGAAAGATACGCCGCCTGGGTCAGTGTCAATGTCTGAATCTTTAGCTTCAGTGGGCAGGCCGATCGGAGGCTTGACCATGTAGTCAATAGCGTTTCCTTTCTGCTTCTGCTCATGCTGTAACTGCATGACATCGCCTAAGGCAATCATGCCAGGCGATTCAGAAGAATAGGTCTCGTTACTGATCGCGCCCCAGCGTCCAACGACTGCTGGGAATGTCCTGTATCCAGATTCGCGGAGGATTGGATGTGCGCTGTCGTTGTAGTCTTTGAGGACGTAAACCGAGCGCCAGGGCATGTTCTTGTTGTCTTTAAAGCGGGGATCACGGTCTTTGCGCGGCTCGATAGCGTGCAAAACCACCTGCTGTTCATCCAACTTTCCAGCCTTGGCCACGGCGGCAAGGGAGGATGGGAGCACATCGATTCCGAATTCGTCAATGAGCTGGCGCGTGGTCATTGAAAACTCTCGATAGAGAGTGTCTGGAATGCCACGAGCATTGCACGCTATGCAATATTCACCGACTGTGAGCGGACTACAGATAAAGCCGAGCTGGTCATCCTCTTCAATGATGATTGCCAGGACACCGAAAAGGCCCGCCTCCATCCATGCGTGGTGGAGAGACTGATACAGATTTGTCCGAGCAAAACTCATGTAAAGGATCTGGCTCACCTCTGACAGCCAGCGGCGCACCTCTACCGATTCATCTAAATCAGGACTTCCCGTTGTCAGGTAAAACCACTGCTGGCTAGGATCCGTCATGCCAGACATCAAACCCTTGGCCAGCACGTCCGAGGCCTTGAGCGGCGTATTGTCGTAAATGGAATTCCATTTGCTCTTGGCTTCGTTCTGATTCTTTGGGCTCAAAAACTTGCCGTTGGCGGGCCTCAGAAACTTTGAGATATTCCGCCATTGCTCCAGATATGGATCCCGCTCCCGCCGGAGTTCTCTCCAGCGGTTTATGAGCTTTTCTCTTAATTCACGTTCTTTCATGGCCTACCCCAGGGCAGACTTCTTGCCCAGCGTCATGTCGTTCTGGTCCACACCAGCGGCTCCGGTCAGCATGGTTTGGCCTCCAGACAACAGATCATTAGTGTTGTCGCTGAGGATCTTGCTAATGTCTGCGGTCTTCTGGTTCTGCATACGCATTTGCTCACGCTGTTGCTCGGCCTGTTTCTCAGCATTGCGTTTGGCTTCCTCTGTGGCGGCCTTCTGAGCTGATGCCTGGCGGCGTGCGGCTCGGCTCTGTGTGTGAGAAGACAAGGCCGCAGATCCGGCCATTAAAAGGCCCATGCCCAGCATTTCCATACCCATGATTTAATCCTCCAGTGACTTGTAATAGGTGACATCCGAGCGCGTGAACAATCGGTCGAAAAGCTGTTCAGTGCGGCTCCCAGCGGGTGCAGAAAATCGAATACCTGAGGCACCAAACTCCCGAGCCATTTTTATTGCGTGTCTCAGGAATTGGAGGCCGTGTCCTCGGTGCTCTGGCTCTAAAAACAAGGTGTCAACGTTGGCCACATCTTTAGAGTTGTGGAGAGAAGGACACATAACGATTGCCATAATCCCTACCAACTTTCCATCACTCACGGCTCTGGCACAAAGCAATAAGCCGTTCTGTGCAAGGAATGAGTATTTATCCTTGTCCACAATGCCCTTTAGGTCGAGGTGGCCCGCCTCCTGGCGGTAGTGCTGGCACACCTCTTCATACCGAGGGTCATTGAATAGGTCACTGAGCGTACAGGTTTCGATCTTCATCATGTCCCGATTGTCGAGCCTGTACGCAGATTGATGCGCACACCTCTATGCGTATGGATCGCGGATTGTTTTGGAGCGCTGGGCGCGCTGATGACGCCAGCCGTCATCCTCGATATATTCCTGTATCGGTATGGCGAAACAAAGTGCCAAGGCGTCTGCCGTGTCTGGAGAGTTCATGCCGCGCCTCTTCATGCTGTCCTTGGATTCAAGCAACAACCGGCCCTTCTGGTCAATGAGTTTCTCAGGTATGCAAAGGTCCTCGGCCAGCTCCTCCGACTTTGGTATCACTCCGTCATCTCGGATAAAGTCTCTCATTTTGTCCCACATCTCGGCTCTTTTGTTTGCCCAGCGCTGGGGATTGGTTGACTGGCTGGCGCTGATGACTTTGTTCAAGTGCTGTACTTTATCTTTCAACCAGTCGTAAGGGCTCGCTCCCACGCCTGTGTAGTCCAGATTGATGTACACACGAGGAATGCCCTTTGCTTTGAGTTCGTTCGCGTACATGAGCACCTGCATACCCAACTGCGGGCCGTCCAGACCGCGAAAGACTTTCAGCGGCATTGTGCAGTCTCTACCGATCTTGGTAGCAATAGCCGAGCGGTCATCCCCTTCTCGTGCCACGTCCACGCCCAGGATTGCAACGGTTCTTGAGTAGTTGACCTGGCTCACATCACGATTCATAGCCGCGTCAACGTCCTCACGGTTAATGAATTGCTTGGCTGATGCGCTGGGGAATACGCCTCGAACGCGCACCTTCACGAAGTCACTGTCCTCTCCGTAATCCTCAACGTACTCTTGCAACTGCTCCTTGTTCGTGATCTTCACTGTGCGGCTGTCAATGTTGTACGTTAACCAGCGGTGGCGGCTCTTGTGGAAAGCGTCAAAGAATGGGCCGTCTGGGCGTGTCGGGTTCCCGAAAATGCACCAGATAATCTGCGTGTCCTTGTCGGTTAATGCGCCCTTGGTAACTTCGTAAATCTTCTGAGCAATAACTGAGGCTTCATCGAATAGCACCAGGATTCTCTTGCCCTGGTTATGCAAGCCTTGGAATGCGTCGGTGTTGTTCTCGTTCCACGGGATTGCGTCAATGCGCCAGGTGTATTTGTGTCCAGGCTGAGTTGAGAAAATGGATTCAGCCGCCACCTCAAACCAGTCTCTAAACAGGCATAGGTGGTGCCATTTGTGCAATTCACTCCAGGTCTTGGTTATGAGCTGGTTCTTTGTCTCGGCCGTGACCACGCCCTTCATGTCAGGATAGGTGCAGATTGCCCACAGCATGATCCAGGCCACAAAAGCCGTTTTCCCGATACCGTGCCCGCTGGCTACAGCAATTTGAATGGCCTTATGCCGTGTCTCACCGTTCTTGAGCCGATCCCTAATGTCACAAAGAATCTTCTGCTGCCACACGTCTGGCCCTTCGTAATTGGCCAGCTCTCCATGTCCCCAGCGGAAACACTTCTGGACGAAAAGGAGCGGATCATTCGTGCAGGCTATCGCCAGGCGCCTAAGGCCCATTTCAAACTCAGCCGCTTCCTTATTCATCTTTCATGTCCTTCAAAACATCATTCAGCCAGGAGGAGCGGTCTGTAACGTTCACATCAATCTGGCGCTTTTCTACAAACTTTCCGCGGATTTTGGCAATAATCGTTAATGCCCCGTTGGCTCCCTTACTGTCGAAACAGAAAACACCGTTTCCGTTTTCGTCTTCTTTCGGGGATCCGTCCATGTTGTAAACCCGTTTAGGTTCCATGCACATATCCAGAATCCGAATAGCCCGCTTGATCTCGAAGTCTTCCTCCAGCTCCAGGCGGTCGCTCAATTTCTTCTGGCGCTCGGCTATCGCGCGGGAAATACGAACATTTCTCAACAATCTCGTGCCTGCGGTGCAAGCAACTTTTTCATCTTTAGCCTTGTAGCCTGCCTTTAAATAAGCCTGAGTAGCATTGCCTTCGTTCTTCAAGTATTCGGATACAAACAGGGCTTGCTTATGCGTCAGGCCGTCAATAATTGAATCTGTTTTAGCCATACAAACCCCCTATTCTGTTATTAGTTTGAAGTGGTTCCGGTGACGGGTGCGCACTGCTTCATTTGAATTTCGTTGGAATAACTGCACGTCTGTGTCCTGAGAAAATGTCTCGTAAAGTTCGGATTGGAATATCCATCTTTTTTGAAATTTCACGCAAAGAAAGACCCGCTAAGCGAAGATCAAAGCAGTGAATCAAGTCCTGATCTGAATACTTCGCCTTTGGGCTGGACACTCCGACACGCACTGATGCGTCAGAGAGAAGGACCGTGGACGGGTCAAGACCGAGCTCGGAAAAACTCTGGATATTGGCTCTTAACTCGGTCAATCGTTCTCGATATGCGCAGATTTCGTTGTACCGCTGTTTCTCCTTCTCTAGATCCGACAGATTCGATAAGTCGGTTTTGGGCTTCGATTGGGAGCAGAGAGTGGTATCGGTATGCCCAAACAAGTCGGCCTGGATCTCGTTTTTCTTCATTCATCATTTCCCTCCAGTCGCGCTCACTTCTTCTCGAATGAGGCGGAATAGTTCTTCAATAGGTAGGATGGCCAGCCATTCTTTACGATCTGCACGGCAAACAACAATGGGTCGCTCTCCAGGTTCGCACCCGTTTCCAGCCTGCTCCATCCATTCGTACAAGTTGCCTATGGCGGCCCGCCTCTTCACTTCGAGTGAGTATGGGTTGAGCTTGATGTCCGCTCCTCCGTCCCTCGTCTGGGAGAGATTGCGGTGCACCTGGATGCCCAAGTTTTGATAGATCAGTTCGCAGACTTCGCGCTCTCCAGCCGCTCCTTTAGTTCTCTGAGCTTTTCCCATCTTCTTTCTCCATTTCGTCCAGCTCGTTAATCAGGTCGCTAAGGTGGAGCAGTATGAGCATCTCCCTGAGTGCTTCTTTAATCCGCACCAGGGTCAGGCAGATAAAGATGATTGCTATCGCCAGAAATATTTGCCCGATTGATAGAACAATCAGGCTTGCTTGAGTTGAGATCATGCCGTCTCCTTAGTCGTTGTGTTGTTTTAGAAATGCTGTGTCGTTCTTGATTTCGTCCACCTGCTCTCTGATTTGGTAAAGGGTCAGCCCTTGGATCAACAACAAACAGGCTATGGCTATAAGGCTGAAAAGGATCACCATCAGGATCCCGAATAACATTTCTTCTGACATTTACATCTCCTTGGTTATCGTCTTTGTGCGATTAGTTCTGCGTGCGTCTTGAATCTCGGAAACTTTGAATAAAATTCAATTCGCTTCTGGATTCGTTCATCGGTAGCCCCTTCAAAACGAGAACACCGAACGAACGAGATTTGAAAACACTGACCATCCATTCCTGTTTCAGGGTTGTTGCAGTAGATATTCATGGCTTTGTAAAAGTCCTCATGTTTATCTACGTGGATAGATCCGTCTTTAGTACTGATCCAACCTGATCCCGCGTATTTGCAATACAAGCAGCACCCGCTCATGGTTTTCTCCTGAAGGAGCTGATGACCGCTCCAATAACAATGCCGATTAGGAATGCCAGGCAGTAATCAATGTTTGAGCCGTCGTAAGCAAACCAACCGACATCAGCCAGATAAAGCAAACCGCCCATCCAACCGAGCGATTTGAGTAGATAAGAAAAATCAAACCTCATGATGTTTCTCCTGGCTGAGTTGGAAAGCCGCTCTCACGAGTAGCCCGAATATGAGAAGATTGATAAACACGACTGGGGCCAGCACGATCATTAAGAGTGTCCAGGTTGAATCAGACATCGCGGCCTCCTAAAAATATGTCTCGTCATCCTGCTGCTTCTGGATGGCGCGGCGTTTAAGTTCGTTCACGTATGTGGTGAGCGGGGATAGCTGTTCAATGGTCTTGCCCTTCTGGTTCTCGTCGCTGTCCTCAATCATTGATGGCTTAACGATCTTGGCCTTAACCCATTTTTTGATTCTGTTGCCGAGTTCGTATGCGCTCTCGTCTCTGTATCGTTGCTTCCCTTCAATGTGCGGGCACGGGATATTAGTTTTTGGGGACAACTCAGGAATTCCGATTGAACAGAAGTAATCGGTTAGTGTCTGGACGACATGAGGATGGTTGTAATTTGACTGATAGTCGTCAATGAGTTTGTAGTCTCTAAGCAGTCGTTCTGCCAGGTCTATCAAGTCTTTGTACTGGTAGATACCGGCCGTGACCGTACCAAGATCATCCCTTCTAACGCCTTCGTGGAAATCGCAAACCGTTATGCCTTGAGCCAACTGCCCACACCAGACGGTGCAGGGACAACCGTGTACACCACAAAGTTTTTCATAGACCTTTGGCTTCTGCTGCTGTTCTTTGCCCTTCTTGTCTTTCTTCTCTTGAGAGTTGAAATCGACATCTCTGAAATTAGTCATGGTGGTAATTCCCGTTAATGATTTTTGTCATGTTTTCGTCTTTGATGATCCAGCCCAGATCGGGCCGCCAGTTGCGTTCGTTCTCTCCCAGTAGGAAAGGAGATCTGCTGATGAACTTGAACATCCCTTCAAAGAAGTCCAGTCCTTCTTTCTCGGTTTGTATTTCTCTGTCCTTTGCTACCTGTCTCCAGCGTGCGGCTAGTGTTTTCTTTCTTGCTTCTGACCAAACTCTGATGCGCGGCAGTTCTGGCAAGCACTGGTGAAAGAGCTCAATGATTTTTTTATGCGGACAATGGGAACCGATAAGAGCTGATCTTTGTTTCGGAGTGAGTTCCTTTTTTGGCTCCGTGAGATCGAATTCCTGTGAATCTTTCTCAGCATCCTGAGGGGCGTCTGGAGAGCCGTCCTCGGCTCTACTGACAAATACTTCTTTAGAAGTATTAATAATTGACTGAGTATTGACTGAGTTGTGTACCGTTTTTGGTACTGGTATCGGTCCGTTTTTGGTACTGGTACCAAATTTGGGACTGGTTTTGGTACCGTTTTTGGTATTGGTTCCACTACCGTTTTTGGTACCGGTACCAAAATTAACACCGGTACCAATTTTGGTATTGGTTTGCTGTTTGTCCGCCATTACTTCCAAGAAAGCAGATTCAATTTTGGCGGCGTTGATCTGATAAAAATTCTGTCTCCCGTTCAGAGAGGACACTTCAATCCAGCCAGCCTCAGCCAAACTTGCCACGGCCTTGAAAACTGTTTTCTTGTTCAGTTCTGTTTCGGCAGAGATCGTGCTGGTTGCAGGACGACAGCTCGATCCATCCTCGTTTGCGTAATCACACAAACATCTAAGGACGGCCTTTTCTGCTGCGCTACCAACAGTCAGCTTCCCTGCTTTGAATGACAGAACGTAAGACATACGGCACCCAGTTACATGAAATCTTTGTATGTAACTTTCCCTTGTGTGAACAAGGAAATCCTTTCGCAGTGCGCCAGCTTCGGACAAGATTTTTCCGTCACCCACTTGTGCGCACTGGGAATTTTTACTCCCACAAAACGAGCAAGCCTGGATAAGGTTCCTCTCGGCTGGCTCTTTAACCACTTGTGAAGTTTCATATTTATTTCTCTATTTGCATAGCCATTGGCTAATATTATATACAGGCAATATGGCTAATGACAACTTAGCCATTGGCTTATATTTATTCTCAAGGAGAGATTTATGAAAACTTCGACTGAAATAAGACGAGAAAACCTGAATATCCTCATTGAGCGTTATGGGTCAATCGCCAATTTGAATGCCCAACTGGGACGTAATAGAAAGGATGCAACCCTCTCCCAGATTCGGAAGGGATCAGTTCATTCTGGTACAGGCCGGCCCCGCATTATGGGGGACACAATGGCCCGTGAAATTGAAACTAAGTTGTCATTGGGTTACGGCTGGATGGATGCCGATCATTCGGGGGAGGCATTTCCTGAAGAAGATGATTTGATCTATCTGCGGCGTCTGAATGTTTCTGCTTGCTGCGGTGCAGCGGGAGTACAAAATTATGAGGATGAGGCCTATGTAGACCTCATGGGCGTCTCACGTGTTTGGTTCAAAGAAAACATCAATCAGATCCGTGAGAATGGATATGAAATCATCACTGCAGCCGGAGATTCCATGGAGCCCACTCTGAAGAATGGGGACCTAGTTGTAATTGACAGGTTTGACACTGAGATCACTAAGCGTGACGGCGTTTTCTGCGTGCTGATTGATAATGATCTTTATTTAAAACGTGTACAGCGCGTGCCAGGAAGTCTCCGTTTTATTTCCGACAATCGCCTGTATGACCCGTTTGAAATTCGGCTTGCTGAGGTCGAAAGCCGAGTGATTGTATTTGGCCGTATGGTCAATTCATTGAATCTGAAAAGATATGACTAGGTATGAAAATCAAAGAATGGATTTTGGGGATATTCGGCCTCAAAAATGAGGAAAAACCTCCTGAAGAAAGTACCAAAGAGAAGGTTCTTCTATTGGCGTATGAGCCTGAAGAATTTCATCTGGAGGCAGAAGAGTATCCGATTAAGAAGCCGATACAAACTGAATTTTCCTTCATACGCAAGACACAACCAGCAAGACGTACCGTAAAGAAGAATCCTATGACACCTCGTACATTACCGCCGATTCTACAAGTGGCAAAAGAAATCATGCAGACGAACAAGGCTGTCATGCATGTGAGAGAGATTACTGAAATAGCAGTCTCTCAAAATAAAAATTTAGGGCTGCCTCCTCAAGAGTTCATGTCAAAACTTTCTTCAGCTCTGGCTGCACATCTGAAAACTCAAAACCCGATTTTCTCCAAGCCCACAAACAAGGATGGGTCAAAAAGAAAAGGGATTTACCGCCTCAAAAGAACGGCCTCAGCCCCGGTCGTCCCCATCCCCAAGGTTACCGTTGAGAATGTATCAACGAATTTCTTTGGCAAAGGAGGTGAATTTGCGGTGGCCTCCGAACTCCTTTTCCTCGGCTATAACGTTTCAATGATGGCTGTTGATGAAGGAGTTGACCTGATCACCGAGAAGGACGGCAAATTCAACTATGTCCAGGTTAAAACTACGGTAGTGGAAGAAGGCACCCACACCTTCAGCTTCAAGGTGCCAGAGAAACAATTCACAAATAACCTGCCCTACTCTCCATATTACGTTTTTGTCATGAGGGATGGTCATCACTCTTCTTATGCCGTGATTCCATCAGATCATCTTTCTTTGCTGAGGGCTCAGCAGATTATCAAAGGTAAGGACCTCTCTATCGTTATCACTCGGGATGCCAGGCGCAGGGAATACAAACTCAATGGCCAGGATATAAATCTTTTTATTGGAGCTTTTAACAAAATTTAAGGCATAACAATCATGGCAATCAGTATAGAAAAGGTCGTTTTTAATCCTTTTGTTCTCGGGCTTATTGGCTTTGCCTTGTTATCCCTTTCAATGAAACTGAATAGCAAGAAAATTCTCAATTTAAAACTCAATCCTCTTGCCTATGTTGGTTTCTTGTTATGCCTCTATTTTTTATTGGGTGTTGCTGTGGTCTTTACTAGCGATATTTATTGGTTGCTCTTTTGTATTGCAGGGCTTGCCCTGGCCTGGGTCGTTACGGAGGAAACTTTTTGGATTGGAGTTGTGTTTGTCATTCTCACCATCAGCTTTTTATTTAACAAACAACTGTCCTCTTTAATGATGTTCACTTAAGCAAGACAGAAACTTATTCCGCCGCCTTCGGGCGGCTTTTTTGTTGCCTAAAAAATACAGTTATGGAAAATACTTAGCCGTCAGCTATGTAAATATTAGCTATATGGCCTTTACTTTTGCTTAGCCACGGGCTAATATACATACGTCAATCAATCGTTCTTTAAAAGTCCTTCTGAAGATTGTCAGGAAGGAAGAGCTCCTAAAGCTGAGTAAACCGAAAAGCCAGGGAGCGACCAGGCGGCAATGAATTGCGCCTAAGCATGGTGATCGAAAGTGAACCAGCGGCAGAGAGAAAGCCAAAAGGATTGGACCGTTAAAGTCGGTCGGTACAAGTAGGGGCCGTTCAGCAAAGACAGTTCGCAAACATAAGGGCACTTCTGAAGATAGTCGGTAAGTTGCATATCTCCTGAGTTGGTTGGATGGAGTGTCCTTCTGTTTGAGCTTATTTAGAAACCCCTGCGCATGGGTCATGTACTGCAAAACACCCAAAATTCGCAAATACACGCGGGGGTTTCTCAATGAGCTTTTTCCCTGACAGTCCGGAAAGACGGACATCTTCAGACCATCTTTAAAAGCTCCTCGGGCTTTTACCAATAACTGTTAGTTCCAGTTAAGCGCTTAGGGGAGCTTATGAATGTGGTCTTTTTTACATAGTTTTAAGGAGAGAAAAATGGACCTGTTAGTAGATGAACAAAAACAGATTTTTGATGTTGCTGTTGAAGACATTTTGAAGCAGCGCGGTTCTGCAATCTGTCTCACTGATGCTCTCACGTATGCAGAGCGCGCTGTTGTTTCCGGCCTGCTCGCTGGAAAGAAAGAGATAACGCTTGACCTAGCACACGTTGTTTCGACTGCTGAGGCCCAGAAGGAAGTCAAGTCGCTCTTTAAAGAGTATGCGTCGAATTTCATTTCAGATCTTGTGTGGCAAACGATTGACAGAGACATCTATCCAGATGTGAAAAGTTTCTAAGTTTCTCTCTCCTAGCCCTCGTTAGCGCGGTACTCCTTGATGCGCTTTCGGGGGCTTTTCTTTTGGAGGTTGTTATGAAGAAGTTTCTGACTGCAAAAAATTCTGACGGAGATAACGTCTGCCTGTTGGTGCTCTCTGGCGTCATGCTGGCCGCCTCGGTGATTCTTCCCTTCTTTCTCGTGGAGTGGCTGTAATGACTTACACACCTCGCACCTGTCCTGGCCCTGGTGACCTTTGGCAGCCGTCCTGGCAAGAAGAAAAACGCGAAGCTGAGTATGAGCGTCTGCTCGAAAAGTTCTTTGAAGAGTACATCCCTCGCTACTGCGACAAGCGAATAAATCAGCTTGCAGAAGATGGTGAGGATGAAAGACATCCTGAGATTGAGCCCGTGTTCGATGAATACCTCAAGGAAAACGATTGGCACTGATATGCGCGGCACACCAGAAAAGATTAAGGCATACATGCAGGGCTACTACCAACGAAACAAAGAGCGCTGCCGAGAAAGAAACCATGAGAACTACATAAGGCGAAAGAATCGGAAGAAACCGAAACTTCCGCAAACACCGTTCTCCGCTTTGTTTGATTTTTAAGGAGATTGAGTATGTCAAAGATTATGAACTACATGATGGATCTGGCTGAGGCTGGCCGCTTTCAATTCCGTGAGCCTCCGGATTATCCCGACGAGGCCGAGTACTACGGCTGTGGGATCACCTGGGGACAGGCGCGTGAAATGCTCGATAACGAACCATCTGCTCCTGAATGGACAGACGAGGAGCTGAACGACTTCGAGCGCCAGTGCTCCGAGCGGGAACAAAAAAAGAACTTCATCCCGTTTGAATTAGATGAAGTTCCTTTCTAAAGATCCTTTTGGAAATCCAAAATTTATTTACTGAGGGTTGCGGCCACAACCCTCTTTAAAAGGATAGCACAATGACTACAGTTAATAAAAACATTTGCATGCGCCTGATTGAGGCGCAACAGGAATTTCCGCGAATTGTCCAGGATCAGGAGGCCAAAGCATTCGGCAGCGGTCGCGGTTACAGTTACGCAAACATCTCCTCCTGCTTGGACGCGATTCTTCCCATCCTCAACAAGCACGGGCTGGCCGTCGTCCAGAAGACCACGACTGAAGAGGATCGCGTGGGGATCGAGACAGTTCTTGTCTCCGAGGAAGGAGAAACTCTTTCCTCTGGCGTGTTCTTCGTGACCACTGCTGGCCTCCAGCAAAAAGGCGTGCAAGCGTTTGGGAGCGCAGTAACGTATGCCCGCCGATATTCCTTTGTTTCTTTTCTCGGCCTGAGCTACGGTGAGGAAGATGATGACGGCCGCCAGGCATCTGAGGATGCCTACTCAAAAGGAAAGACCCGCGCTCCTGCAAGGAAAGCAGCGCCTCAGCCGAAGCAGCCAGCTCCACAACCGGCCCAAGTTTCCGAAGATGAAAAGTATTTCAACCTGGTTGAGGAAGCAAAGAGAGTTTGTCTGGACGGCCTGGAGGCTTACAAGGCTTTCTACAGCAAACTGCACGCGGATGAAAAGCAGTATTTAGTCAAAACAAAGATTCACGAACAACTGAAACAGGAGGCCACTAATGCCTAGCGTCAATAAGGTTTTCATCCTGGGTGCGCTCGGACGTGATCCAGAGACACGATTCACAAACACCAATCTTCAGATCACTTCGTTCTCTGTTGCCACCTCCACATTCCGCAAAGGTGAGGACGGTGAGCGCAAAGAAGAAACAGAGTGGCACCGTATTACAACTATCGGTCGCACTGCTGAGGTTGCTCAAACCTACCTGAGCAAGGGTTCCAAAGTGTTCATTGAGGGTCACCTTCGCACCAGAAAGTGGGAGAACAAGGAAGGCAAAACCCAATACTCAACGGAGATTGTGGCCGATAACCTCCAGCTCCTCGACAAGAAGTCCGACAGACCAGCCCAGGCAAAACAAGACGCTCCTGCTGAGGAGCCGTATGAAGGCAATCCAGAGGACATTCCGTTCTAATCTTTTCTAACGTACAAGAAGGCGCGGCTAAAAACTGCGCCTTTTCTTTTATATGAAACTTTATGAAATCCCAAACGCGCTGAGAAAGGCGCTGGATGACGTTTATTACAACGACGAGACTAAGACCGCTGCTGGTCTGGAAGAGTATCAAGAAGTCGAAAACGATGCCAAGGACAAACTCGAAAACACCGCCTTCTATCTGTGCGAACTGGAGCACGAAGCAGACGCGTTAAAAGCAGAACAAAAACGATTTGCAGACCTTATCAAGAGCAATAAAAATAAACAAGAGGCAATCAGAAAGCTAATGCTTGAAGCCCTTCAAAGCATGCCAGATCAAAAAGTTAAGACGGCCAAAGTCTCGATGTGGATTAAGAAAACCACAGCTCTCGAGATTGATAACGAAGACACCATCCCGCAAGAGTATTTCAGAGAAAAACGCTCTATCGAGCTTGACAAAACAAAGCTCAAAAACGACCTGGAAGAAGGTGTTTTTGTCCAAGGTGCTCGTATCAAAGAAAATCAAAGTATTGTGATTCGCTAGGTTTCAGTTGTTGTTGAAAGAATGTAAGGCTCAATCGCCAGGTCCTTCGGGGCCTTCTCTTTCGGAGAAACATGATGAAGTTTGAATTCATTGACTATGACGGCGGGTATCCAAACCTCTGCTCAGGCCGTCTGAAATTCAAGGCAGACGGGAAGATCTATGAGGCTGATGTTTCGCTTATCTCTGGCGGTAGCGTCTGGTTTGATTCTCACTGGTGTGAGCACGTTGAGGAAGGTCCTTGGGAGGACATCTGCGACTTCGATTTATTCGAGACCTACCCAGAGTTGAAGGAGCATAAGTGGGAGCTCCTCAAAATGATTAACGAAAATGTGCCACACGGGTGCTGCGGCGGATGTGTTTAAAAGGATTTGAAAATGAGTTTTCCCCTTAACGCTCCATTGACTGAGGAGCAGACAGCTGAGTTGGAGAAGATATTCGGCCAGCCAGTCGAAGACGTGAACGAGATTGTTGAGAACTTCTGCTACATGTTGACCAGCACTTTTTCAGATTGCGGGACAACACAAGTGGGAGACAGAAAATATTATGTCCACCTCGCAGTTAAAGACGATTGTCTTTGTATTAACAGGTGCGTGGAATACAACACGATCATGCGGAAAGACGTGAAGAACGGCGTTGACATTCAATTCAGATTGAAGACCAGGAGATAATGATGACACTGCCAAAAATCAACTTCTTTGGGTTCTCCAGAAGTTTTGATTTCACGGGAAAAATGAACGGGGATGCAGCCGTGAACGGAATAGAAATAAAAGCCAGTGATGATGAAGTCGTCCTGGCTTTTAAAACTTTCCCAGATCATAAGGTCGCGGAAGTCGGCATTCACATGGACGCCTGGAGACTGATTGAAGAAGCTATAAAGAAATCCCTGGAGCCCAAAAAAGAAATTGCAGTCTCCAAATATGATCCTGATAGGTGGAACAAGTACCCCGATGTCACACCTCCGAGCGACGGTTCTTATCTTGTCACCATATATAACAAGGTCTGTGGAACGTTTGTAACTACTAGCTTTTATTCAAAATATCTCGGTTGGGATGATGTGTTAGACGAGGACGTGAAAGCCTTCAGAGGCTATCCCCAAGCCTACTACGGGGAAGAAGAATGAAAACGATAACTCTCACAATCAATGAAGCTGAGTTTTGTCTGGAGGCATTGAAGGCGCTCATTCAGTTGCATTATGACCAGCTTGTTATCTGCTCACTGTGGCCTGAAATTCGCAGACGTTGGGGCCGACTTGAGCTCGGAGACATTCCGTTAATGAAAGACCGCCTATCCTATCTCCTTAAAAATGCGAAGGAATTCATGTGGGTCATCAAAGATCCAGTGACTCAGGAGCGCGTCTGCCGTTGTATCAGCCCAGAGGATCTAAGTGAACGTTTCGAGATAAGCCAAATGATCGGCCTTGAGTATGTTTGGGTCAGTAACGATTCAGTAGAAGATCCATTAATGCACAGGATTCACAAGAGCCTATTTATACAGGCGCCGATTAAAAAGGAGGATAAAAATCATGTGGAAGATTGAAAATCCTGAAATTAAGGCAAAGGTAAATCAATTCTTTGATGACGCAACAATAGATGTAGATTGCCATTTCCAAATGGAAAATGAATCCGAATTCATATATTTATCTCTCGAAGAAGGAGAGATACAAATTCGGATTCAGAAAAATTATTTTGTGAAAGAAGCTGAATATAAGCCAGATGACTGGAACCCATACCCTGTGGTCAAGCCTCCTCGGTCTGGCTTGTACTTCGTTTACCTCAATGACGCCTGGGAACAAAGATTGATTCTCAACGAATACGAAAAAACAAATAATCGCGGCAAGTGGCGCAGCGTTGCAGACGGCGCAGTCATTGCCTTCAAAGAATGTCACGAAGAAGGACCGAAAGATGTGGAGCCGTGGTGATGTGGAAGATCAAAGACCCTGAGTTAAAACGAAAAATGAACCAGTTCATCTCAGATGAAGGCATTAACGAGGTATGCAGAAATGAGATGGCAGATTCTTCCACCTACATATTTTTCTCATTTGAAGATGATGCTTACAACTTTCGGATAGACAAAAGTTATTTTGAAGAAGTTCCTAGAAACATGCTGGACGTTTGGAAACCTTTCCCAGAGAAAAGGCCGCCAGGAGACGGAGCCTACTTAGTAACGCGGCAAATGAAAACAGACACGGGCACAACGATTAGTTTTCTTGATTTCGCCAGATTTGAGTACGGTCAGTGGATGTTTAAAAACGATGTAGTCGCTTTTTGTAACTTGCCTGAGCCTTACTTTCCGATGGAGAAAAAGCATGAAGTACCAATATCGATTCAAAGATAAATCGCTTGAACAAGCGTTAAATGTTATTTACGGAGAGGAATTCGTAGAAGATGAAGTAAACAGGCAAATGACGAATACAACGTCATACATTTGTTTCGATATAGATCATAGTTCAACTACGATTTCTAAAGGAGAAATCGCTGAAATTAATGAATACAACCCAGACGAATGGAACCCGTTCCCGGAGGTTAATCCTCCGGAGTGCGGAGAGTACCTCGTGACCTTTAAAGACGAGGATGCGGATTACGTGCAGCAAAACTATTTCGACATGTTGGGAAGATGGGAAACCGCACATTCTGATGTGATTGCTTTTAGAGCCCTTCCCGCCCCATATCAACCGGAAGAAACGAAATGACAATCTACAAAGAAATGAAATACCAAATGCGCCTCTCTGGTTATGAGACGCTGGCAGAAGGGAAAAACGGCGAGTACGAATGGAAAGTTTTATCCCTTGGATCGCATCCCTGCGGTTATGTATCCGTCCCAAAAAATCATCCGTTCTATGGGAAAAAATATTGGGCCATAGAGGACAAGATTGAAGTACACGGCGGATTAACCTTTAGCGGAAAACTGAACGACCTTGATGGTCTTTGGTTCGGTTGGGATTATGCGCACGCTGGAGACTTCACTTTCTCCTTCGCTATGACGGGAGACAAACGCTGGTCAACCCAGGAAGTTGTCGACGAGTGTCTGAGAGCCATTGAGCAATTCCGATCCTTCGAGGAGAAGACGAATGAAGAAATGAAGACGAATGAAGAAATGAAGAAGAAACAGATAGAAGCTATCAAAAAAAATCCGTGAACGATTTGCAGATGAAGCGTATTGGCTTCTAGGAGATTGGATAGATGCCCTTGACGAGGCACCAACAGAAGATGGATTGCCCTCCGAGCCAATCATGAAAGAACGAGCTCGAATCTTTCGTGCGCAGGAGCTTGTTGGTTTTGAAGAGGATTATGGGGATAAGTAAATGGACTTCTTCGCCGGTATGTTTTTCGCCGTGTTTGTACTTGCCCTTGGAGGATTGGGCGGGTACTTGGTCTACACGTTCCTCAAGTCAAGGGAGGATGACTAATGAACCGACTCTTAATCCGAGACTGCATTTTTAACACAGATCAGGTCGCTCTCATCGCATGGACCCGTGACGAAAACGTTTTAACGGTTTCATTGAGTTCCGGTAAGTACATGGAGTTCAAAGACTTCCCTGAAACCGAATGGAAGAGACTTCGAGAGACGTTAGGCTTTACGGAGGAGAAAGAATGATCGAGTTGTTTATTTATGCCCTCTTCGGAGGGCCTTTTTTATTGGAGAAAATAAATGAGCAAACCCTTTGAAACTACCTTTGCAACACTGCGCATAGCCTGTTAGGTTACAGACTACGCAAAATAGGCAGGGTTTCTACTGATAAAAAACTAGTTTTGTGTAATATTCGCTTCGAGCACTACAGTACGGTGCAACAAGAAAAGGCTTTCTCGGTTGAGCCAGATCAACCGAGCCAAATTCACTCAAGGCCCGCACATGCAGGCCTTTTCATTAACGATGGCAGTGATATTCGCCAGTGCGATGGTCCGTGTGACAACCATTCTTGTCTAGCCTGCCTCCGTGGGCATAGGCAAAACTAGTACAAACCGTAAGAACTGCTGCAAGAATAAGAACGAGTTTTTTCATAATTGTCTCCTGGAATAGAGATTTAATTATCCAACACTCACTCTTTACAAATCAATATGAAAAACATTACACTGAGGTCGTCTGCAAAAAACAGACGCGGGATTAGCCTCCCGGAACTTACTGGCGTGTAGGCCGCCAAAATCGTCAAAGCGGTTTTTGTTTTGCCTACAAGATGGCCTAGCCAAATACTAGGTCATCTACAAAGTCTCTAATGAGCGGGGCTTGTGGGGCACGAAAGTGCGCCGCATTCCAGTAAGGCGGTAAGGCTAACCCACAAGTTCCTGCTCTCCCGATTAGCCTCGGATGCAGGAGTTAAAAACTCTTACTGGAGACTTCGATGTCCAATTCATTAGCTTTCTCTTTTGAGAACTCTTCCCTGACTATTCTTGGCGACATACTCAACCCTCTTTTTATTGCCAAGCAAGTCTGCGACATTCTCGGATTTAAAAACCCTTGGGACGCTCTCAAAAACCACGTTGATTCTGACGACATCTTTAAACTAGAGATGAACGATCGCTTGAATCGTAAGCAAACAGTCAACTGCGTAAACGAAAGCGGCCTGTACGCCTTAATCTTCGGCTCAAAACTTCCGAAGGCGAAACAGTTCAAACGCTGGGTCACAAATGAGGTTCTCCCGGCAATCCGAAAGCAAGGTTGTTATTCAGCTCAGGAGCAAGACAACACAATAATCTCCAACGAGCAGCAATACGAGCTCTCCAGCCGCGTGATGCGCAAAACTCATGCCATGTTTGGAAACAAGAACTACAGCTTTGTTTACCGAGCACTCAAGAGGCGCTTCCGCATTCCGCGCTACACCTGCCTGCTGCAAAGAGATTTTGAGGCCGCGCTTGCATTCGTTGACGGTCTGAAAGTTTCGGATTTCAACGTCCCTGATGTAAAGGAGCGAGAAGTTCCTCTACAAAATTACGTCGTTCAGTATCCGAGCTTTACGATTAGTTCTTCAGGTTCTGAGCCGCTTCCGGCTATTCCGGCAATTCCTGTCAACAAGCATTACATCACTGACAACGAGCTCCAGGCGATCAAGTCTCTGATCTACTACTTCGATGACTTATTCAAGCCGCAAATTCAATGGGCCTCAAAAGAGGCCTACAGGCAGGGACGCCCTGACGCCTCCCGCTTCTACGATGTTTGGCATGAGCCGATGTGGTTCATCAGCCGAATGAAACAACTAATTTCACGTAATTCCTAATCAACGCCAAGCCCCTGCCAAGGGGCTTTTTTAATGGATGAATAACCATGGACAAAATCGTTCTCACTCGAGAAGAGTCAATGCTAGTCATGCGCCTGCTAAACCTTTTTCTAAGCACGGTAAGGGACGTTCGAGCCCTTAACAATTCAGATGTTGCTCCGGCAAAAGCTCTGAAACAAAACATCTTCAACCAGTTCATGAAGCTGGATACCGAGGAGGCTGAGAATGAATCTGAGTAACGCAGTCGAGTTTTACTCGTGCCTGATTGCGATCATGAACCACTACGGCTATGACCATCAGGTGTACGAAAAATTGCCGGAAGAAGTCGATGAGTTGAATGAGGCCTTTGACGAATATTTTAAGGAGCCGTCTCCGGAACACTGGCACCACGTCATCGAAGAATGCGCCGATGTCCACATCATGCTCGAGCAGTTCCAGATGTTGATCACTCCTGAGGATAAAGCTGAGTTCGACAAGATTTGTATGGACAAACTGCATCGAGAAATAGGAAGAATTGAACAAGCGGGAGGAAAAAATGGTCTTTCTAAATAAGATTCAGGTCGCCGAGCGGCTGCAGGTGACCACCAGGACGATAGACAAGTGGATTAAAGAAGGTTATTTCCCGAAGGGGCGCTATGTTAAACGGCGCCCCTTTTGGTCTGAACGAGAGGTCGAGAACTGGTGGAAATCCAGGCCCAATCTCAAATGCGCCTAGTCTTCAATTTTCTCAAACACCGCATCCGCCCATCTCTGCATTACTTCACGCCGTTGCTCCAGGAGGTCAGATCTCTGATATGCCTGGACTACGGCGTTTCCAGTTTGGTGCATAACGCTCTTCTCTGCCAAAATTTCTGGCACACCATTTTCTGCACACCAATCTCTGAACGTGGACCTAAAACCGTGCATGGTTGCATCGGTCCCTGTCATTCTTTTTAATAGCCCAGTCAGGGAATAACGGCTATCCGCTTTCCTGTTTGGCGCGTCAAAAATCTTCTCTCCCTGCCGTTCAATCGAATTTAATAAATCAATCGCCTGAGTGCTCAGTGGTACTCGGTGCGGATACGGCTTTCCATCTTTCCGTCGTTCTGGCGGTACACTCCACACTCTGTTTTTAAAATCAATTTCATCCCAGCACGCTGGCACTGATTCTCCAATTCTTGAGGCGGTCAGGATCGTAAATAAAATGGCCTGCCTAGTCCGGTTGTTTGCTGGAATTAAACACCTAACCTTATCTTGCAAAACACTGAAAGGCATAGCCTCGAAGTGCTTGACCACCTTAACCTTACTCTGGGGCGCCAAATACCTATCAAGATTTCCTCTCCAGGCGGCAGGATTAGACGGCAAGATCCCGTCAGTAACGGCATAAGCCAGGATGTTCTCTAAACGGCCTCGTACTCTGCTTGCCGTCTCATTCTTTTCCAGCCAGATCGGTTTCAATATATTTAATACGTCCTCCCGCGTAATCTCATTTATTGGTTTGTCTCCAATAAAGGGAAAGGTGTACTGCTCAATAGTATTGCGCCACTGATTCGCGTGCTTTTTGTTTCTCCAGCGCTTTACCTCTTGAAGGCGGTCAATAGTCTCGATAGCATAAGTTTTAAAGACTGGCACATCTGGTGTGTTTTCTTTCTCTTTCCGTTCTCTCCTAGTTTTGATTTCCTCGCCGAGCGCTAATTTAGATCGAAGTTCATCTGCCAGGGCCTTCGCGTCCGAGAGCGATAATTTACGAGCTGGCCCGAGCGCCTTATCCGTCCGTTTCCCGTTTTCAGAGTATCTAAAAACAAAGCGGCGCGTATTGCCTCGCACGACTAGAATCAGGTTCGGAGCCACCGTGTGGTTGCCGTCCTCAACTGTAAAAACGTTCTTGTTTGTTATTTTCATATCCTCAACTCTAAAAAAGCACCACAGAAACACCACAGAAATTTTAGAAAAAATTCTCTTAGGTTCTCGATAGTTCTCTTAGATTCCTTTTGAGGATAAAATAAATTAGAATTTAACTATTTGAATATTCTTAAAAATTCTTTTTGATTCTCTTCAGTTCTCGAAGGTTCTTAAATATTCTCAAGGGGACCCCCTCTCCGCCATTCATTAGTTCGCATAAGTTCGTTTGCGTTCAAAAATCCTCTAAAATTCAGAAAGTTGCGAAACAACTGTAACAAGCGTTGTTCGTATAAGTTCGCATGAGTTCACATGCAGCCGCAGCTAAATGGTCACTAAACTGGTCACTAAATTTTGAGTTTTTTCTTCTTAGTGACCACTTTGAATTTGGAGTTTTTGGATGCAAGTTTCAACGGTCTTAGAAATCAAAAATCTAACGGCGGAAGGATATTATTCAATTACCGGAAGTCGAGGCCTTCAATTGCGTGTCACCAAATACGGCAAAGAGTTTTATTTCCGCTATTCATGGAAAGGGAAAAGACAACTCTTCAAGATAGGCACATCCGACTCGGTTACTCTTTCGGATGCTAGAAAAAAAGCTATCGAGCTCTCTGAACTGCTCCGTAAAGGAACAAACCCAAAAAAACAAAAGACCGCTGGAAAGGAAGAATGCACCGTAGAAGTTAAACGTAAGACATTTAAAGAATGTGCACTTGATTGGATTAAAGAAAGAGCTACCAATAATTTCTGGAAAAACAATGTCAAAGGAGAAGCTAATACATTAAGCAGATTATCGAACCATGTTTTCCCAAAAATCGGTGAAAAGGCAATCGAGAGTATCGAACCGGAAGATATTAAGGATCTTTTGCTCCCTGTTTGGAACAGGAGTCCCTCTACATCTTCAAAAATTCTCGCTGACGTTAGAGCCATTTTACGATGGGCGATAGCTCTTCGAATCAGAAAAAACCGCGAGAACCCGGCTGATCTTTCCGGAGCTCTTGGGGTCTTAATGGAGCCATACAATAAAAACAGAAAGGAAGAGGAAAATTATTCCGGGTTAGATTTTCACGAAATTCCTGAGTTTGTAAAAGACGTTAGTACTCTGAGAAGCAGAACCGCCCAGATGCTTCTATTTTCGATTTATCTAGCTGCCAGATCTAAGCCCGTTAGAAATGCCAAGTGGTCGGATATTGATATTGAGAAAAAAATCTGGAATGTGCCGCCGGAGGATGACAAGGTTAAAGGCTCAAAACGTTCCCGGACTATCTTCTTAAACGAAGCAGCCGTTACGCTACTCAAGAACGTAGTTCGGTTCAGTGAAAGTCCATATGTTTTTTGTAATTCCTACGGAAGGCCCTATTCCGATATGGCTATGAATCAACTCATTCGGAAAGCCCACGCAAGAAAGAAACTTCTGGACGGAATCGGCTGGATCGACAAGGAAAAATCAAAAAGAATTGGAAAGGAATGTATCGCTACTCAGCACGCAACAGCTCGCAGCTGTTTTGAAACTTGGGCAAAGGATGACGTGCTCGGGAATAACAAACGATTCGATAAAGAGGCCATAAATCTCAACATGTTGCACGAACGTAATGATCCTTATAAGGGAGCTTACGACAGAAGCAAAATGGAGCTGGAACGCAGGAATATGATGGAGGAATGGGGAAAGTTTTGTACCCAGCTCCTATAG